TTTTTTTTTTTTTTTTTTTTTAAAATTTTAAGGCAAATAATCAAAACAGTTAAATGATTAAATTCAAAAAAATTAAAGTATGAGCTGTACCCTCGATCCTACTCGGCGTGGCCTCGGCTCACTCTGAATCACTGCTATAAGAGCCTAGTGCGGCAGCAGACGCGGAGGGTGGACTAAGTCCATCAACGAGACCATCATGATAAGAATCAAGATACTCCCGCATCTCACCCTCAACGCAAAGATGAGTTGCCAGTGCAGCAAGATGTCTACCAATCACTGGCGTCAACTTCTCATAGAAGAGGCGTTGATCTTCATTAAAAGCAAAAGAAGGCACATAGTCAGAAGGCATAAACGGAAAGTCCAAGTCATAAGTATTGGGCACTTCCAAGGATGCAGTATAGCCAAAGGCCTCCATCGGCGGGCAAAGTGTGTAGCCAGCTCCCATTGGTATGTAGTTCAGGAGTGAAATGGGAACCTGATTAGTATCCGGTTCATTAATCACCACAGGGCGACCAAACGATGATGATTGGTTGCCACAGGCTATACCAAGGTAGTAGGTCCCAACAACATAATCATGTTGATTGGTTCTTGTTTGGAACCTACTAACGTCGGCATACTGACTACCATTAGTTCTATTGAGCTCCCGCAGAGTTAACTCAAAGCTTGCGGATGATGTTGTATCCACCTGAAAGAGATAGAGTTGCATCTTGGCAGCACCTGAAGTATTTAGAGGTGGAGTCGCAGCTAGCAACTTGGCTGAAGTTACATCACTCACCGTGGGAGAAGGATTCTTTGTCTTGTAGCACAGTCCAACATCAACTCCCGCTGGTGGGCGAGCTGCCTGAGTACCCATTAAGAAAGTCAAGCGGTTTGCAGGTATAGTCAGAATATGTAGCAGATGTGCATAAAGAGTCTCAGAATTATCTGATGGTAAGGCAAGTGCTGGTACATAGGAGCCGCGATCACCAATGAGGGCTATCTGGTGAAGGAGTCCTCCCGTGTAGGGACCGAACACAGAAGAGGCAGGCTGGATAGCCACCGTGCCACTTGTGAAGGTGTTCGTGTAGACTGTACCTCCAGAAGCCTGTGCCACCTGAACTGTGTCTGGGAGAGTCATCTGTTGAATGTCAATGTTACCTTTCACATCGACTGCGGCCAGAGCGGCCGAAGATTTGACGGGATTGTCAAGCTCAGCGTCAACTGCAGTGGCGTAGATGTAATAGCCATCAACTTCAGCTGAGTTAACACCGGCGCCGACCGGGGCATTGAAGACCCGCTTCATGAACCACCAACCTCCCCCAATCAACCATGAGAGAGGGGGGGGTAGTTCAGCAGCAACCGTCTTTATCCCGACGTCAGCAGCTCTCCAGATAACTTCGGACACACTGGTAGTGCCAGCAGAATGTGGATTAGGTGCGTGTTGTGTTTCTAAGGGTGCGTTGGCAGCCTTCTCAACACTAAGAACTACAGGAGCACCAGCGGCTGATGAAGAAAGCTTTATCTTACCCTCTGGGATTGTAGTGTCAACCAAGGAGAGAAGCCTAGGATTCATGTTCCAATTTGTAAACTGCCATGTGGCGCGGAGTTCCACGAGCCAAAGTTCACCAGACCAAGCCGTTGCTTGGAAAGTGGAAACCGTCTTGCCATAAGAATGAATCCCAATGGTAGGACCTGCAGAATTCTGAACCCCATTGGAGGTATCGGTATACCACCAACCATCTCGAGGCCCCTGTAGATCACGACGGCCGAGCCGGAACTCAACGCGCCTGCCAGGTGTGGCATCGACGTGCTTCCTAGCACCCAAACCAGACCAGGTGGTCTGGGCCGGGGCACCAGGCTGATTTAAAGATGTGCGGGCAACAGTGCCAGAAACCGCACTAGCCCCGACAGTTGGTACCAGTATAACACGTAGCGACAAGCATCGCCACATGGCGTACTGGGAGGCCAGTGCCTGAATTGGCCCAGCACCAGCAGCGGCAGTTTTCTCCTTGATCAAGAGAGGGTTAAGATGAGCAACACCTTCAATCTCAAGATTGCCAGACCCATTGGTCCCAAGGGTACCAAGGGTGAGAGTGGCAGTTTGAGTTATAGCAGCCTTAGGTCCATCAGTGCGTTTTTGCAGTTCACGACGCACGAAATTGCGCACTTGGCGCGTGTTCTGCTGACGAGGTGCTGTCTTGGTGGTCTTAACAGTAGTTGTCTTGGTAGTGGGCTTAGTTTGGCCATTAGTAGAAACTGTAGTTGTGACTGTAGAAGTTTCTGCAGCTGGGCGGGGCCCCCTCATTCTCCTCCTCTGGGGAGGTCTCCTGTTACGCCGATTGGCCATCGTCTCTTTTTGGTCCTCCCCCCCAAAGATACGACAAGATCCTATCTGAAAAGACTGGCAGATCAGAGCCAACACGAGCCCGTAGGATATCAACACAACGGCGCACATAGCGACGCAGTGGTGAATCCGGTGGGTCATTGTGTGACAGGATCAGCATACTCAGGAGTTTCCCATAGAGGACTTCGGGGTCCCGTAGCTTAGTCACAGGTGTAAGAATGGAAGCAAGCAGTTTCATAGGCCTCTGTAGACATGGTTTTAAGTCTTCAGTTATAGTAAAGCCACAGAAGGAAAGACCAACCGGAGTTTCTTGCACTTTTACGTTCTCCTTCTTAACCCACATACCGAAATAGTCATGGTAAAAATTTATGAGCTCATCAGGGTCGGGAGGGAAGTTGGTAACAGACAACCTGTCGTCACCATAGATCAAGGTGTCAGTGTCTTCCCAACCGTCTGGACCATTGAGAACATAATGCTCATAAGCTTGAAGGTAGTAATTAACCATACCATTGTCAACTGAGGTGGAGACCTGCCCAGAGGGATTGCCACGATCTTGAAATGTGACTTCACCTGAGGGCAAGAGCACATAGCGGTTCAACAGATTGTGCACGTACCATTCATAGAGCTTCCGATTTTCTGCAGTCTTGTAGACGTCATCAAGAAACTCCCACCTGACTTGTCGAATGATACGAAGCAATTGTTGTGGTATGGTGCCATCATAGCGGGTCCAGTCCACTTCTACCCAGTAGCGTGCTCCGGTTGAAGCCAGGCGTTGTATGCGTTGTTGAAAGCCACCGAAGAAGGGAGTCCAGCCGACTTGAGATGATTTGTCATGTGTACGCTCTTTCACACGCACATTTTGTTGTTGGTCGAACATAAGGCCTATGCGACCATAGATGGGATCGGCACACAAAATCTGGCGGATATCGGCCGCCTGAATTTTTGACTCTTTCAAGATCTCTTTCTTGAGGAAGAGATACCATAAGACTGGTTTGTACTGCAAGTGCTTAAGTTCATCGACATAAGCCCCCCAACTAAAGTGATCCAAGAAGTCGGATTCTTTCCTAAAAACAATGTTCTTAGGGTAGGCTGGAGTAGAGTTGGTCTCCTTATCAGTAGCAGTGATAGGGATAACAGCAGTACCTTGAAGGAAAGAGTAGTGTGCTCGCAGTTTGCTGAGAGCGAACTGATGTGCCTGTGAATTTTTTGCCACGAAGTCAGGTGGCTGAGCATACTGAAACTTCTCAAAAGAGTTGATAAAAGCTTGAGGCCCCCAGGTGGCTGGTGCATAGCCGGTGTCAACATTGATTGGTGGTAAAAGTCCCAAGAGGGGATCTCTAGGCCTGGATGCATCATACAAAGGTCTATTAATTGGTAAAAAGCCAACAAGAGGGAAATCAGGGTGCACCAGGAAACGTGGTTTAGGTTCCTGGAGCATAGATAGCCAGTAATGCAGGCTTATTTCTTCCCGACCCCAGCCTGAGGGGTCCGTCGGGAGTTTTTTGGTTGCTGTCGTGGCTTGGGATGGCGCATCTTCCTCTGGGAGAAAGGTTTGAAGCCACAATGAACACAGTAACCGTTAAGACGATCCCAGGCCTCCCGCAAGGCGTCAGAATAGTAGGTTGCCTTGCGTGTGTATTCCTCTTGAGTGAGTGATTGTAACTCATTAACATACCTCGAGATTTCATGCATGGGCTCACCTAAGACTTTGTATTCAGCGGTGTCAACCTCATAGAGCATGGGGTCACGACAAGCGAGCTGACATTGTTGGAAAGGGCCAGGTTTCTTCTTCTCCTCATTGAACTCCTCGCGAGGAGTCTGATCAGGTTCTGTAGGCTCGACCACTTTCCTCTGATCAAAGTCTAGTGCTTCTTCATAGAAGTCAGAGCCAAGTGAGGCGTCATCACTCCATTCTGGGTCACTCCAGTCACCATAGCCTGCATTCTCTGCCTGTGTTTCCTCCCAGAGTTGGTAAGCCATGTCGCGTAAGTCATCCTTAGTCCAGCCTTCCTCTTGAAGCCTGCGGTATTCCTGTTCAGTAAACTGTTTACCAACGCGTTTGGCACGTAGGTTAAGGTTGTGTTTCCTACCACGGCCACGCTTGTTCTTACCTTTAGCTTGGGCGAATTCCAAGCGCAAGCGAAGCATCTCCTGGCGAACAGCTTCACGAACAAGGTCAACCACTTCCTGGGGGCAGTCACTCTGCTGCAGAGCTGATTCCACAGGGCTAGGATGGCTTTGTAAAGAGGGCTGAGCTCTAAGGGCCTCAAGTTCTGCTTTAAGTTTCTCTATCTCTCGGTCCTTTTCCTGGACTTTTGAGATGTTTTCAACATCCTCACGTACGAGGCGCTGACCGGAGGCAGTATAACCTGTTGACATGGTATGAACTGCAACCACTTTACCGGTACGGTCAATCACAGGTGAACCAGATGAGCCATTGTCAGAGTCCAAAGCATAGGTAAGTGTGTCATCAAACCAGAGTCCATCTCCAACGGCCAACTGATAATAGCTACCATTAGGGGCAAATGTAAGTAGACCAATCCAATCATTAGAGGATTTGTCAGCAACCCTCACAGAAGAGAGGTGCTGGAAGAGTGAAGGTAGCTTAGCTTTAACTATATCCCTTTCACCAAGAGGAATCCAGTCGGCCGAGGTCAAGGTTGTAGTCAAGGAACCAACACTAACTTCCGTTGAGGTAGCTCCAGCAACAACATGACGGGCGGTAACAAGGTAGTTACCTGTTCTGAAACCAGTTCCAGAACCCTGGTCGGTGGTGATGTGAACCAAACAATTAGATGGTATCGGAAAAGATGGAGCTCTAAATGGCTTGGTGGCTTGCCTAAACTTGCGTCTGGCGCGCTGGAAGAAACTGGGTGCTAATGAGACAACCTTGGCAGTCTTTCCATCAGCAGTCTTAATCTCCAGGCGGGTGGCACCGACGGTGCACCAAGCCTGGTAGATACGCCAGAAGACAACAAGCGACAAGCACAAAATATCACAACCAGGTATATTGCGTGAAAGAACGGCAAGAAGGTTTGGAATTGCCACTAAGGTTGAGCTACGTATTGTGGAAAAGAAAGTTTCATCTGGTTGCCAGAGATAAACCAAAGGTGCACAGAAAAGATAGAGAAGAGAAAGAAAGAGAGCACCTAAGGCATCAAAGAGGGAGACCAGCATGAGCACAAGATGAACCCAGGCACCAGTAGTCGTCATCCAAGGGACTGGTATAAGTCCCATCGTACGGTCTCCAGTTTTGAGTGACAAGATGACAATTAAACTGGCGACGAGCCAGTTCGAGGTGCCATAGGACTGGAACAAAAAGGTCAGGGAGGAGAAGAACCAAAGGCTCCAATAGGGCCTAAAAAAGAGGAAAACCTTAATGATAGGTGATGACTCATAGGTTATGAGTCGCTCCTTGATGGTAAGGTACTCCTTAAAGAGGTTGTCCCTGTAGAGTGTGTAGTTGAAAGCTTTTTTGTTCCAGTCAGTCAGGAGCTCACGCAGGTTGTCAAAAGTGAATGATGAACGCTGATAGTCATCGTCCTGAGGATGTGGATAAAGGGAACCAGCAACTGGATGGTTGGCAGATTTCTCAGGATCACCTTCAGGCCAAGCATGTGACATCGGAAGCGATGAAACGAGAAGTCCGACCACAAACGCGTAGAAGAAGATCTTCCCCCATTTATAGGGCTGTGGTGCCGCTGGCCGGATTCTCTCATAATCATGGCGAAGAAGGGAATATTCGAGTGCTGCTTGAGAGTTCTTGCCTTGCAGGTCTTTGACTTGTTCCTTCAAACGTGCGTTCTCCAAGAGGGCCACTGAGACAACTGCCGATTGTGAATCGACAGGAACCTCGTCGACTTGTTCCCATGTGGTACCAGTGTACTTATAGGAAACCCACTCAGAGTCATGGTCGACGGATGATGCCACAGGGGCAAAATCCCTATTGTGACGCGCACGTGTTATAAAGACAACTGCATTGTCAGGGAAGAGTTTGAGCATACTCTTATAGACCTCAGGCCTAGACTCGACCCAACGCCTAGCGAAAGGATCACCCCGACGAAAGAGCTGGTCCATAATGTCACAGCAAAGAAGCTATTGACAGGACGATATAAAGAGGATTAAATCACTATATCAGCGAACAACAGCTAGCGGAGCCAGCCAACCTCACTTTTGG